TGTTTTATGTCAAATGAGAGACGAATTACTACATTAGAAACTAATCAAGCTGCTCAAAATAGTATAGAGAAGATGCCGTATTGGTATCTTAAAGGATCGAAACTAACTACACAACCCAATAAAGTATCAAAATGACTATTGGAATAACACTTAAAGACTTCCGTAAAGAAGTCCAACGTCTTATGCCTGAAATTAGAATTCCTGCAAAATGGGATGCGATACAATATGACCAAGGCTGGTCGCCAGAACAAACTGTAAAATTTCTACGTGAAGTATTGATTAAACAGGGGTATTAATGAAAACAGATATAAAATTTGATACTTTTATTAAAGATGTGGAGGGATGTACACTTCATGTATATAAGGATTCAAAAGGTCTTCCTACTATTGGTGTTGGGCATCTTCTATTAAAGAGTGAACTCGAATTCGGTAATATTAGTATTGGGGGTATTTCAGTTTCATACAAAAATGGTATTACTGAAGAACAAGCATTAGCCTTGCTTGATCAAGATGCTACCCAATCTGTTAATTGTGTAAACTCTAATGTAAAAGTTCCTCTTACTCAAGATCAATTTAATGCTTGTGTAAGTCTTACATTTAATATAGGCACACATGGATTTGCTACATCTCACGTATTAATATATATCAATTCAAATCAATTTGATAAAGTGCCCGATGCTTTTAGAATGTGGAACAAACCTGCTTGTATTATATCCAGAAGAGAAAAAGAAGTACAACTATGGGAAGGTAAATTATGAGAGATAATTTAAATAAATGTTTATGGATAGGTATTGGTTTTACAGCAATACTATTATTTTTTATAGATGTACCTGTAGCAAACCTAGACCTTCTTAAACAGATCGTAGCGGCAGCAATAGGTGCTGCCACAGGATCAGCGGTTACATATGCAGTTACAAAAGGAGAGTAAAAAATGAAAAAGATATTAGTTAGTCTTATGTTGATTATGTTAACTGGTTGTGCTGGTGTTCAAACAAAAATAAATACAGATGTAGGTAAAGTTCTTCCAGTAATGGTGAAGATTAATGATATTACTGGTAGTCTTATGAAAGCAGTTGGACCTATTGGTATAGCAGGTCTTTGTATGGTTCAACCTGAATACTGTGCTCCTGCTAAAACTGCCTATACCTTAGCATTAGGTGCTCAAGGAGAGTATTCTAAACTCTTAGCAGATGCTCAGAGTATCAATGTTACCCCTGATCCACTTAAACTAGCCACTGCTGCTTCTACTTTTCAAACACAGTTTACAGCTATTAATCAATTAATAGTTGCTGCTGGTGGTGCAGATAATTCTAAAATACTTGCCGATCTTAATGCTAATATTGCAGAACTTCAGGCTGTTGCTGCTGCTGCCCCGGCCGTAACTGCCCCTGCCGTTGCCGCGCCTGCCGCTGCGCCCAAGAAGGCTGCTGCCGCTGCGCCCAAGAAGGCTGCTCCTGCTGTCGCCCCAGTAGCTGCTCCTGCTGTCGCCCCAGTAGCTGCTCCTATTTTTGCTCCAATTAGTACGGTTAAACACTAATTAAGATTATATTAGTAATAGGTATTTTTATTTTATCTGGTTGTGCGTCTATTCAAACACCAGACATAAAACCTATTATGAATCAGTATTGTGATAGGTGTCCTGTTGTGCTTTCTTATACATGGAGATTAAAATGAGAGGATTTAAAGACTCAGAAGGTAATTCAATTAAAGGGTTTGAAATTTATACAGAAGATGGGCACAATATTGTTCTATTAAAAGATTATATTTATGAACGTAAAGATGGTTGTATAGTACCCATTCCAAAGGGAACTTTATCAGATGGGGCAAGTACTCCTCAGATAATGTGGAATCAGATACCCCCCTTCGGTAGTTATTGGATGGCGGCAGTATTGCACGATTGTCTTTATCGTCATGCCAATGCTGGTAAAGACTTCTGTGATGAAACCCTATTAGATGCTATGGAATTTCTTAATACCCCTTGGGTTTTAGCTAAAGCTATTTATGAAGGTGTTCATTTGGCAGGAGAGAGTTCGTATGCAGAAGATATGAAAGCATGGTTGATCAAAACGGTATAATGGATATTCTCTATGAAATTAACTAAAGAATTAAAAGAATTAATATCTAAATGGAAAAAGATTCTTAAATTAGAAGATTGGGATTTGGATATACAATTAGAATGTCCTAAGAAATATAAAGAGATTGAAAAAGCTGTGGGATTTGAACCCGGAGTATCTAGAGGGATGAATACTTCTACAGAAGAAAGACAACATAGTTTAATTATTTTGAATGCTGAATCAGGAGATACTTTAGAAGAATACTTAGTACACGAACTAATTCATTCCATAGTAAATGAAATAGATGAATTTAATGATAATGTAATATCTCATATACTTAATAAAGAAGCGGCATCTATTTTAAAAACTAGAGAATTGGAAGTATTAGAGAAGTTAGTTTGGAAGTATACTAGAATTGTTTTAGAATTAGATAAAAAATAAAAAATAAGGGAGGTCTTTTGGACCTCCCTCTTCTTTTACATCATAGAAAATAAAGTTGTTTGTATTTCACCAGATCGCAATACTTTAATTCAATTACCATCTACTAGATTTTTACAAGGATTCGTCACATTTTCCTTGAATACCATTTCGTGTTTCTATACAACTACAATTAGGACTATTGCCTATATCACAAGGTATGTTAGGTGATCCTTTATGTTTTATTTTAGGAGTAGTTATAGGTAAAGGTACAACTACAGGTTTTACGATTATCTTTTCTACAACCGCAGGTTTAATATAAACATTAGATTTAGGTACTAGTTTTAAATCGGTGTATATTGCTACAATAGCCATTAATATTATTACAGTTATTGTAAATGCATATTTATTATTTTTATTCATAGAATATCCTCTCCTTCTGCAAGATCATAATCATCTATAATTTTCTCCGTAGTTCTAGAAATAAACACCTTTGATCTAATCGGACTACCGTCTCCAAAACAATGCCCTTGTGCTTTTTCTCTATAATTCTCACAACAGTATTTAGTATCATGGTCTTTACATTCTGCTTGCCATATGCAATCATCTCTTATCATTAATCTACCTTTGTAATATCAGTTGAACCAGAATTTGCTTCAACAAATTCAGAGGTTCCAGAGGAACCAAACCCACCTTCCCCACGCTCTGTACAATCTACAACATCTACTTCGTTCCACTCAAATTCAGGAGCAAGAGCTAATTTAAGTTGACATATCCTATCATCTTTATTAAGAGGTTGTATAGACTGGCTGGCATTAAGCAGAATAACACCAACATTACCCCTATAATCAGAATCGACACAACCCACTCCGTTAGCGACCATAATACCTCTACTAGCCAAACCAGACCTGCTCCTAACTTGTAATTCATATCCTTTTGGAACCTCCACTTGGAATCCTAAATCAACTATTCGTATTTCACCTGATCGTAGTTCCATATATGTCTCTGGTAGGTAGGCATCAAAGCAAGCAGAACCTTCTGTAGCCTTAGTCGGCATCTTCATTCCAGTAACCATCTGTTTAATATTTATTTTCATTATACCTCCTCTATATTAATGTCTTCATATGCAGACATCATTCTTAATCTATTATTAAACATAATTTTTTTAACTTCTGCTAAATCTTCTTTAGAGGGATCGTCAAAATCTTGTCCGTACATAAGTGCTTCAAGAATATCTTTAGGTAGAACTGTTCTAGCAATAGTGTAAAGAAAGTTTAAATCAAAATTTAGCTGCTGTAATGCTGGTATCATTATTTACCTCCTTTGTAAGCGTATAAAAAGCATCTAAGAAATATCTCTCTGCATATAGAGGTTTCCAAAATTCAAGAGCACCGAACTCGGGCCAAATCTCAACCCCATTTAAACATCCCCATTTCTCAGGGGGTATTGACATAGCATCTCGTTGTTCTATTTTAAGAAAAATTAAGTCTGCTTGTTTAATTATAGAGAGTGTGCTTCTTTTTGGAAATGGAAGTTTAAAGTTATCATAAATAACTCGTAGAACTTTCTCTTCGAGTTCTTTAAAACCTTTGATTAGATGTTTAAAAGGTCCGGGGATATCTGTTAAATATGCTTCGGCAGCATCATGTAGCAAAGCATCTAAAGCAAACTCTGAGGGCACATTCTCTGACATAAGTACACAATGCTCCGCTACAGAATAGAACTGTTTACAATGTCCGTTGTATCTACAATTTAATGAAAGAGCATGTGCGATATCTTTAATGGAAATCATGTCAGTATTAAGATTATCAATATCAAATTTTAAACCCGTATACGTCTGTATCCAATTACTCAAGAGTATCTCCTTTTGTAAACTCCAATAGAAATACAATATTACATGCTGCATGTTCTAGATGTTTTAGACCAGACTCTAAATCTATTTCTTCTCCTTTTCTCCAAGCAACTAGGTGACGAAGTAGGGCAGCATAATATCGTTCAATAGCATTAGGTACTTCTTTCCAACCATTGTCACAATATTTTTCTGCGCCGTATGTTAATACTTTAACCACACTTTCAACAGCATCTACAGGAAGTAAGTCATACCTAAGTTTCCCACCATCAAACTTATGTTTATCTCCTAACATCAATCTTCTCCTAATTTTGTGGGATATTGTGACCAACAATATTCATAATCACATTCTGGATTGGAACACCATGCTTCATCTTCAAGTTCATTAAGCCAACAATCACAAATAGGACATGATTTAAGTTTCACTTATAACTCCCCATTCATAACCACAATCTAAACAAAATTCAAAGAAATCAAAAGATATACTATTTATATTTTTACTACCACAGTTAGGACAATACTTATTTAGCATATCTACTTTTTAAATACTCTAGAGAGAGAGGGAGTTCATCGAAGCTGCCATTTTTCACATCATTAAGTTGCCAGCATCCCCGCCAATGTACATTATTCTGTGCTGTAAGATAATCTTCTGTATGTTGATAATATGCCCCACTAATAATGGCTGTCATTGTCTTACCGTCTGCGGATTGACCATATGCTATATCCTTACATTGTTGATGACCAGCAATACAACTCATATGATGTTTAGTCAATAGTATCCTAGCAGACCCTACCGGCCTACCCATAACACCAGATACAAAAAAGTGACTAAAGGCTATACCCTCTATAACTTTAACTTGAAGATAGGGTACTACTTCCCAACCCCATTCTTCATAGATTAAATCCCTTACAGAAATTAATCCTTCAAGTTTAGAATCACTATTTACTGCTCTAGTAATTCTATTTTCATGATTGCCAAGTAACATAGTAAATTTAGGATACCACATTTTCATTTTAAGTCTACGAAGTTTTTCTATTTCACCTGTAATTGGAGCTATAAATTTAGCCATACCAATTTGTGCTATAGCAATATCACTAGTATACCGTCTACCCTCAAATGATTTCTTACCAACATCATAAGAACATAATGATTCCATGTCAGCAAAATCACCAAGACAAACTACATGATCTACATGCTTCTCAGCACACCATTTACCAGCATATTCAAGATGATCTAGAGGTGTATTCGGTTTTACGTGACAATCAGGCAACACGAATATTTTCATTTATCATACCTCATTCTTATAAATCTAGGGTGTCTAAATTTACCCTTCGGCGTAAGTTGCATACAATCAACTTCAATTGTTTCACCAATAATCTTTGGTGTAAAGTATTCTTCTCGTTCTTTATCAGTCATTCCCGCTACTTTACCCATAGGTGTAATAAAAGCACCAAGCCTACCTTTATTCTTTCCTTTACCTTCTGTAATACCAATAATAAGAACATCATATGTTTCAACAGGTTTAACTTTAAATACTTCCCCATCAGGACCGTAAAGAACTAAACCTTCATTACCATTACTTATTTCTTGATTCATCATTGTTGTAATGTATAAAACTGTTGGATTTAAAGATGTAAACATAAAAAGTCTTGAATCAATAGGGTCTAGATGAAATATTTCTCTTTCTTTAACTAATCGTGGAGCATTAACTGAAGACCTAGTAATTGATTGAGATTCTTTAAAACTACCACAGAATATTTCCGCTTCTTTGAATTTTGATGCAAAAGGAATATTATATAATGGTTTACCTTTTCGTGAAGTTACATTAGTACCATCTGAGAAAGCATGAATACCATCAATTTTTCTAGTAAATATCCATACACCCTGTAAATCAACTCCGGGCCATAATTTCAAGGTTTTCTCCTTTTATTTTCCAGAACCTTTAGAATCTTCAATCCATTCTTCGGGTACTGCTTCTCCAATTGCATAGACAATCCCTTTCTTATCACACCAATCTGAATATTTCGTAGTTGAGTTCTTACCAATCTTTTGATCCCTCTGAAAAAGAATCCTAATGTCTAAATCAGGATTAAGTTCTCTTACTGATATGTGTTTCTTTCTATCTATCGCAGTAAATCTACCTTTAACTTCTACTATAAGATTACCTATCTCAAAGTCTGGTATGTACTTGCCCTTTTGAATTGCTTCACCACACTTAGGACAGTACTTCTTAATATACGGTATTTCTAAAGTTTCATATCCATATTTAATACCACGTTCATCTAAGTCTGCTCGCACTCGCGCTTCTAGACCGCTGCGTACCTCTTGCCTCGACCAAATACTTCTTGATGCCTTTCCTTTGCTCAATAGTTAAATCTCCCTTTCGTCTACAATCACAAGTCTCTTGCAAGATTCGTAAGAACAAAGATTGAAGAGCAAAGAATATTTTAGAATCTAGTTTCATTTAAAACCTATCAGACCATAGTATTACAGATGCAAAACAAAGTAAGAGCATACCTATTGCAAACACCTCTGTCATTTATTTTTGCTTCCTTTCGGCCTTCCTCCGTGATGAAGTTCGGGGTCAATTGTGTTATGTTCTCCTCTTGTTACTACTTCCGTAGGTCCACTGTCTGCTGTTCCATTTTTATGATGCACAATCTCATTAGGACGTAACTTTCTACCAAGTTTCTTTTCCATTGCTAATCTGTGTGTGTAAACATACTTACCGGGTTTACCACCTTCTCCGGGTACGTATGTCATTGTATGTCCACTTTCGAGAGTTTTTACCATGGATTTTCTCCTCTAAACCAATTTCGTATTTCTTTATTTACTCTTAAAGATAAAAGCATTTTACGCAATAATTGAGATATTCTAGCTTCTTGTAGGTTTAATATTCCTCCAATCTTTCTCATAGACAACTCCTCATAAAAATATAAACAGAAAATAGTTCGTTCTCGTTCCGAGAAGTTTTGAATATTTTTAGATATTGTATCAATAAATTCTTTACAATTAAACATATTATCTGGATTATAAAAAGAATCTTGTTCTAATTCAACAGTATTTATACCTTCAGACTCATAAGAATTATCTATACTGTCTTCTTGTATATATTGAGTCTCTAATGTATATTTATAATATTTATCTAAAGGTAGTTGTAATTTTTCTGCCACTTCTTGCGAAGTGGCCTCTCTACCTAATTCATGTTCCAAATAAGAAATAACTTTCTCTACTTTTTTGAATTTTGTACGATTGCTTCTAGATAGGTGGTCCTCTGATCGGAAGAAATCTAGAATAGCTCCATATATTTTCCTTCTAGCGTATGTAGATAACTTAGTCCCAAAACTAGTATTATAATTATCGACAGCATTGATTAAACCTATAGTGCCAATAGAAATTAAATCTTCATTATCTGAAATAGAATTAAACTTCTTTAGCATTTTAAATACAATTGTATGAACAATGTATAAGTGTTTTAGAATCAACTCCTCTCTAAGTTGTTTTTGTTTAGGGGTCACTCTCCACCTGTACTTTCTAAATACTCTTGATACTGTGAACAGAAGGAAGAAACATTGCAGTATTCCTCACATCGAATCCGTTTACCTAAACGAGTTACTAAATTAATATTGTATGCTTCTTTGAGTGTAGGGTAGGTTTCAGAAATAAAATTAAGAGCCTCTTCTTTAGTGTCAAACACGCGTACTGCTGTCTTCCTTCCTTCTTTCATAACTGCATAGGTAGAAGGCTTCTCCCACATCTCCTCGGGAGTA